CAGGAATACCCAAAAATTTGTGTAATCGCTGGAGATGAAGCTAGGGAATACCAACCTGGCGAATTTAAGTGGAGATTTTTGACTTTGGAGGTAAGAGTTTACATTTCAAATCAAGAAGACTCACAGGAAGCTTTAGCTGTTTTAATGGAAGACATTGAAAGAGTTATAGACGACAATGATATTCTGGTTTACGATTCAACTGTAGACCCGAGTTTAAAAACAACTTCCTTAACTTTAATAACATTATCAACAGACGAAGGAGTATTAGCTCCTCTCGGAATTGGCGAAATGGTAGTAGAGTGTAGGTACTAATCGAAATTACAAAGCAGGTAAATATCTAGCTAAGTACTTTCAAAGACGATAAAATAGGAGAAAAGCAATGGCTTTAAATCTATCAAGAAATACCAAAGTATTCGTTAGCTCAGCTAACGGAGTTCCCACTGCAGGTGGCGGATTACTTACTTCTTATATTCAAACTAAAGGTTCTGGATATGCTGTAGGTGATATCGTAACACTAACTGCAGGTGGCGGATCAGGTGCTAACGCTAAGTGTATAGTATTATCTATATCAGGCTCAGGTGCTGTTGAAACCGTGGGTATTCCTAATAACTTTAGGGGTAACAACCACGTAACATATGCGTCAAACAATACTAATGGTACATTAACAGAATCCGCTGTACAAAGCTTCGCAGGAACTAATAATAGTTCAGCTTCAGGCTTAGTATTACGCGTGCTTTCTGTATCGGGAACAACAACTGCCGAAGGTGCAAGAGCAGGAACAGGACGTTTCAGAGGAAACTCAACTGCCTGTAACACATTCAGAATTGGTGTATTAGACGGATATAGCTTCTCACAAGGAAGTGAATCTACTGATGTAACTATATCAGAAGCTGGTGCAGCACCGAACAGGGGTTCAAAAAGATTCAATGATTCTTTACCACCTGCAGAATGGTCATTCGGTACTTATGTACGACCTTTCAAGCATGGTGCAGCAAGTTGGAGAGCAAGCGGAACTTTCGACATGGTTGAAAACATTCTGTGGTCTGCTTTAGCAGGAACAGGATTATCCGACGCAACAGGCTCAGCAATAGCTACCAGTACTGGTACAACAGGCGGAGCGCTAGTAGACTTTTTAGAATCAGACGTTCATGAACTTATGAAACTTAGCATATTCTTCGTACTAGAAAATACAACTTACAGACTGAATGACTGTCAAGTCAACAGTGCTGAGATTGATTTCTCTATTGACGGAATAGCACAAATTTCATGGTCAGGTAATGCAACAACTATTGACCAAGTAGAAACAGCAATTGAAGATCCTTCAAAGCATCAAATCGAAGCATTTGACGCTGATGGTTCAGGTACTACTCATACAAGTGCTAGTACAGATACTTTTGCAGAAGGTTATAACTTTGCTGACAATGTTGGTCCACAAGACGCAGATTACTTAAGAAACAAACTATCTTCACTATACCTTGACACAGACGCGCAAGGCGGTGGAAAGGCTTCTGGTGGTTTAGATGACAGAACTTATGATATTAATATCACAGGTGGGTCAATATCTATCCAAAATAATATTACTTATGTAACACCAGAAACAATCGGTATCGTAGATAAACCAATTGGATCCTTCTCAGGATCAAGATCTATTTCTGGGACATTAAATATGTACTTAGATAACAAATCAAATGGATCTAACCAATTACTATCAGACCTATCAGATGCTAATGACCTTGTGTCAAATATATTTGATTTACGCCTATATATGGGTGTAGCAGGAGCAGTAGGCTCTGATGGAGACGCAATGGGGTCAGACGACTTTACAGCCCCAGGTGTAGAATTTAATTTACCAAAAGCTCAACTATCAATACCCGCTATTGAAGTTGCAGATCTAATTTCTGTGTCAGTCGAATTTATGGCTCACGGAACAGATCTACTAACTGGTGATGAAATGAAAGTCAAATACTTAGGTTCTACTACTCACAGTCAAACAGGTTATGCTGCGACTGGATCAGGAGACAGATCAGTAGCATCCTAAAAAATGTCTTATAGTTTTCTCAAGGAGAGTAAGCTAT